AAGGGCGTAGTCGTTGTAGGTCGTTACCTTTGTCCAGCCAGTAGGGGCGGCTGTCTGTTGAAACAACAATGCAGTACCAGCGGGGAAAACGCCCGTCGGAGGGTTTGCAAACGTAACAACTTGGGACGCGCTGATAGTCACCGCAGTTGTTCCTGCCGTTTGCAGGGCAAGGACTCCAGACGCGTCTGCGGTCTGGACTAAGCCGCCGCTACCGCTGTTGCTGGCGTTGATTGTTGTGGTCATGGTGTGATCGCCTTCAGTTCATCAGGAGTTGCGGCGGCATCAGCCAACTTGGTGATGTCCCGCAAACGCTGTTTCTCAGCCACGATTGCAGAGGTGTCTGCGCTGGCCTCCAATGCCCGCTGGAACGCAACATCTTGCGCGGCGAGGAGTGGTGCCCGCTCTGCCCTCAAACGGGCCTTGGTGATCTCTTTGGCCTTGTCCATGTTGATAGTGATCATGCTTGATCCTGTTCTGCAAACCATGCCTCTGCACCAATTCCATAACCATCGGGATTACTGAAGTCAGCCTCCCAAGCATTAAAGAATGTAAAGTCTGGTAAGTCATCTGATTCAACAAATTTGTAAGGAACTCCAGCAGGAACATCCTTACGAGCCACAACCTCAACATCCCATCCTTGGGCTGGGCTTACTAGAGTAACTCCGCCAAATTCATTTGGATGAATAATTTTTTTCATATTAAGACCCCGCAATCATGAACATAAAATCTTGTGTAGTAAGACTTCCGCTTCCGCTGTATATATAACATCTAGTGCTGGTTGTAGTTTCTGCGCCAATATTCATAAATCCAGCACTTGCATAAGGAACGCCAGCAGAACCAAATCTAGCACTAGACAATGTTCTTGAAAAATTTATTTGATATACGCCTGTGCTTATTGTGCTACTGCTTGACATACCAAAACTGTTGTAAGCATTTCCACTAGACGCTTGCATTGCCGCCCAAACCTTTACCGTGTTTTGTGCAAAAACTTCGCTTGTGCCTGTTCCTGCTTGTATTACCCCAGCGGTGGTAATTGTTAATCTTTTTGTTACCCCCGGCGTATAGTCCCAAATACCAAAACTTGCGTCGGATGCTTGACCAAAAAACCAATCTCTATCTGTGCCGCCGTATTTGGCATTAAATTGACCATAAACGCCAGAACCAGTTGGGGAGTCGGATTGCGCCCTGATAAGTGGAAAAGTTGCGCCCGATGCCACTACAGCAAATTTTTGATCTGACGAAGTAGCCCCCACCAGCAATTGACCGCCAGTTGTAAGGCGCATAGCCTCGGCAGTAATAGAGCCAGAATCAAAACCAAAAGTTAAATCGTCACTGCCGGGGATGCGAAGAATATAAGCCGCTCTTGCAGACCCTGTGTTAAAGCACACGCCCTCATATTGAGTGGAGGCGCTTGTTCTCTGAACAGTAAGTTGTGCGCTAACTGCTCGGTTAGTCGTTGGGCTTGAAGACAACTTCAATCTAGACGTATTTGAAGTGTCGGTTGTCCCCATAGCGAGAATTTGGCTTGTGTCTACGGTGACCGCCACCGTGCCGTTGTTCGACGCAAGTTGCAAGACACCAGAGGTGTCCGCACTCATGTTCAGCGCGGTGCTGGATGTCGTTCCTGCTGAGACGATAGATGCCATGATTTATCCTTAAAAGACCAGCCAGCGCTGACCGCTGGAGATTGTGACCGACTGCCCCGACGCTACGGTGACCGGGCCAACGCTCATTGCATTGTTCCCGGTGTCGATGGTGTAACTCGATGCGACGGTCGTGTTGTTCAAAATCAAGCCGTTGCCAGCGATCAACTCGGATGACTGGAATTCGCCCGTGGAGGGCTTGTAGAGCAGTTTGGCGTTGCTGGTGTAGACGGTCAGTGCGGTTCCGGTCGTAGCCGCCGCAAAGAGCGGGTATTCGAAGGACGCGGTCGAGGTGTCGTTACTCAGAGATGCGCCGCCCACAGAGGCCCATGCGGTGCCGTTGTAGCCCTCAAATTGGGTCGTGGTGGTGTTGAATCGCAGGTATCCAGCCACACCAGTGGGCTGTTGCGCTGTCGTGCCCTTGGGCAGTAAAAGGGCGTCTGTACCGGAAAACGCCGCAGTCACTGCTGGTGCATTTGTGCCAACACCAAGGCGGATGTTTGCCGAGTCGTAAAACAGATTTGCGCTGGTGGAGAAAGAGCCGTAGTGGATCTGGCCCGCAGTGAAGGATGTTTGGCCCGATCCGCCTGCGGTGACGGGCAATGTGCCCGTTGTCAACGCAGAGGTGGAGGTGGCATACATTGCGCCACCAGAAGTGAATGAGGTCAGGTTCGTGCCGCCGCTGGCGGTTGCCAATGTGCCTGCAACGGTCACCGCGCCCGAAGTTGCAGTCGATGGGGTTAGGCCAGTGGAGCCAAACGAAATTGTGCTGACGTTGGTCGTCGTGGCATTGCTTGCCAGCAACTTGACAACCCCGGCGTTGTCTTTGTAGTACAACTTTCCGTCGGTGATGTTGATCGCCAACTCGCCGTTCGCAAGGTTGGTGTTCACAGGCACGGCGGAGGCCGTGGTGCTGTAGTACAGCGAAATTGGGGTGTAGCCTATTGCCGACATTAGAAAGTTCCTCCAGAAATGCCGCCAGTGATCGCACCAGTCGCGGCATTGCACGTTATTGACGAGTTTACCAATTGCGGAAGATTTCCACTAGTTGCGGTTACAAAAGTAAGGTAGTTGGTCGCGCCAGAAGATGCCGCCGTAATTCCAGTGTTGACCGCGTTGGTTGAGGTCAAGTTTGCGACCGCAGTCGTCGATGCAACCGTGAACGGGGCGGTGCCTGTCGCCACGGTCGAAGTAATCACCCCGGTCGCAGAGATCGTGGTAAACGCTCCCGTGTTCGCCGTTGTAGCGCCCACAGTGCCGTTGATGTTGATCGAGGCCGTGCCAGTCAGGTTGGTGACCGTGCCACTGCTCGGAGTACCCAAAGCCCCGCCGTTGACCACAAAAGCGCCAGCAGAGCCCGTATTGACCGCCAGAGCGGTTGCCACGCCAGTGCCGAGGCCAGTGATAGATCCGACCGCCGGGGTGACCGTGGTGTTGCCAGCAAGGGTCAATTGGCCCTGAGCATTGACAGTAAAAGTTCCCACCTGCGTTGCCGAGCCGTAAGCCCCCGCAGACACGGCGGTGTTACTGATGCTGAATACCGTTCCGGTTAGCGTTAGGCCAGTGCCAGCAGAGTAGACCTGCGATGTGCCAAACTGCGCAAACGTGATGGCTGTTGTGCCAAACGTGATGGTTCCAACGGTCGAGCAGACGTACGAGTTGCCAGCGTTGACTGTGCCGTTTTGGGTGAAGAAGTAGTCACCCTCGCTCAGTTGGTTGACGCCGGGGCCGTACGAGTTTGTGTCGGTTGATCGGGTCAAAACTGTTCCGCCAGTCGCCCATGTGTAGACGCCGTTGTAGGCTTGGTTGACCTCGTTCTTGACCAGAATGCGGTTGGTGTTGAGCAAGGTATACCCATCCAACACCGTCAGGGCAACAGACAGGGTAATGGTTGCGCCAACACCGGACGCGCCGTTGTTGTAGGTGACCGTGCCGCCAGTCTGCGCCGCAAGGCTTTGCGTGGTCGCCGCCTGCACTGGCTGGTGGTACGCAATGCCAGTTGCAACCAGACCGTCGACGTATTGCTTGGTTGCAAGTTGGAGGGCCAGAGTAGGGTCTCCGGTGACCGTAACGCTGGTCAATCCAGCGGGGGCCAGCGACGTTGCGCCCAATGCAATATTGGTCGTTCCCAGCGTGATCGAACTGTTGGTCAGGGCGCTGTTGGGAATGTTGGTGAACGTGTTGCTCGACCCGCTCATTGACTTGTTGGTCAAAGTCTGGGTGGCGGTGTTGGTCGTTACCGTGTCGCCTGCAACGCTGGCGCTTGTAGAGGCCGTCAGCGTAGTAAAAGCACCAGAGCGAGCAGTCGTCGCACCAATGCTCATGTTGTTGATTGTTCCAGCCGTGGTTGGGTTTATGGTCACCGCACCAGAGGGGCTGAATGTTGCGCTAGTCGACGCGCTTAAAGTTGTGAAAGCACCAGAACTAGCGGTCGTTGCGCCAATTGCGGAGTTGTCAATCGTTGCGCCAGTAAATACTCCGCCAGTAATTGTTTTGCCTGTAAAGGTCAAAGAGGCCGGGAGCGACAAGGTTACGGTCGTCGTTCCAGTTGCGGTTATTTCGTTTGCTGTGCCGTTGACAGCCGTTATTGCGCCGATGGCAGAGGCGCTGATTGACACATTTGCCGCAAAAGTCAGTTGGCCTTGAGCGTTGACAGTAAAGGATGGAACCTGAGTGCTGGATCCGTACGACCCGGCAGTGACGGCGGTGTTGGCAATTGAGATCGTGCCGATACCCGTGATAGGGCCACCAGTCAGGCCAGTGCCAGTGTCAACCTGAGTGACGCCGCCAGCAAGGGAGAACTGCCTCCATGCGCCCGCAGAATAGCCGTAGTATGCGCCTGCGGTGGTGTCGTAGCGCAACATACCCGTTTGAGGCGCAACGGGTTGCTGACCAGTGGTTCCTTTGGGAACGGTCATTGCCCCGGTGCCGGGAATAATTGGATTGTCGGCAATCGAAAATACAGGGTTTCCAACGCCGCTGGTGTTTGTGATGCCAATTTGGTCTGAGGTTCCCACCAAGGTGGTCGAAGTGACCGATCCGTCGGTCTTGAGGATCACAAAACCGTTAAAACTCGCGTTTGCAAGGTTCAAAATCTGCCCGGTCAGGCTGATTGTTGGGTTCCCAGAGATGCCATCGCCGTTTGAGATGGACAGGCCAGTGCCAGAAACCGCGATAGAGCGGCCCGTAATGGCGGTAGAAGACGTTTTTACCTGAAAACCAGTACCGGAGTTCACCAACGCCAGCAAAGCGCCTGTAGTGCTGATATTGAAGAGTCCTTGCGCGCCGCCGTCGGTAGTCGTCAAGCCATTGGACACGCCAATGTAGCGACTATTGGGCAATTGAGGCGTTTGGACAAGCGTCAGGTACTGGTAAGTCTGCGACGGAGATGCGGCAATTGCCCCCGTGGTCGTCCGAACGGTGACGCCGTTCTGAACAATCGGAACAGATTCAGCGCCAGTAATTGCACCAGCGGCAGGAAGTTGGGTAATGGTGACTTGTGCTGACATTTATGTGCTCGTATTGTCTGGCGGGTTCGGTGCAATTGTGTCCTCGTTCCCATTGTTAGTCGGCGTTTGCGTGTTCCCTTCGGTCGAAATTTGGAACTGGCTGGAGCCGTCTAGGTTCTGGCTACCAGTCATCAGGTAATTGTCATTCGCGGCGACGCTCACGTCAGGCCGTGGGAACCGCAAGTTGATGCGCTCGGTCTTGCGCGCAGGCAGGCGGTAGGGGTCGAGGTTGTCGCGGCAACCCTCGTCACAAACGCGCAAGCCGGGAAAGTTTGGATCTGGCCCAAGGTTAACAAACGCCCGTTTCATCTTGCAACGGTCGCAGACGGCTATCGCCAAAGACGAATTGCCGCGAGTGTCAAGCCATATTGGCATTATCTTGTGTACACCGAAATGTTCGGAGCCCAATAAATTGGGGACTTGTCGCGCTCCTCTTGCTCGGCCTCGTTGAGGTACTGAGCCGCCATCCTCTCGAGGTACATGACGCGATTCAGATCCACCTGAGGCATCTCAAGCGCCATCCGGTGGGCGAGGTTCATCACCACCGCCTCGTACCAACGCTGGGGCACTTCGAGTTCATCCGACAGCGCGCCGACGTCCATGACTTGCCGGGAGTACCAAACGGTCATCTGGACAAAGTCGTTGCTCGGCGTGGGCCACAACACAATGTTTGGCTCAGGGATCGTGCGTTCAAAGTAGAACTGGTAGGGTTGGTTTGCCGTGAAGTTCTTGTTGGGCAGGTTCGTGTAGTCGTCGCGGTTCAGGCGGGACATCTGCAACTCTCTCGAGTTGTTGCCGAAGTAAAGTTCGCGCAAGGACAGAGTCGTACCGCCAGTTGCCCGGATCCGGTAATAGGCCACGTTTTGGCCCGGGTTGATGTCTTGCCAAACCCATTCGCTATCCGAAACGGTTTGGTTTGTTGCTGTGTACAGCGTGTTCCATGTGGAACCGTCAATCGAGTACTCGTAGACGTAGTTCCAAACAGCAGATCCGCCGCCAGAGATGTAAGGCAGGATACCAATCGATCCAATGTAGATCGGGTTGCTCGTGCCGTAATTGACCGCAATGTTTCCGTTCGAAGTGCTCTGCACGCAATAGGTCTGGGGGTTGTCGTCATAGACGTTGGCTACCACCCCACCAGCAGACGAGGTGTAGGCCCCAGAAGGCTGGTTCATGGTGCGATAGAGCACGTTTAGGACGTCAATCGTGCCCTTGGGTAGGTAGTACTGGTAGTTGTTGGCATTCAGTCCCAGAACGAGTTTGTTGATGGCCCAGTAGTTGATGCCGATGTTGGACAGGCTCGTCAGGAAAAAGAACAGCGACTGGCGCGCCGACAGAACTTGCTCGGAGGTCAGTTCCTCTGCTAACTTGCCGCAACGACGAGCGCCGTGGTCAATCAGCGTCTGAACGCTGATAACGGTAGTACCAACGGTGTCCGAGTACGCCATGTCTTACCACTTTGAAGAAGATTTGTTTTTGGGCGTCGTGTTGACTTTGCAGTCAGCAAGATTGATTTTGCCACCCTTGGCATATTTTTTCCCAAGATCAGCCGTTTTTTGCTGTCGCCGAGTTCTCTCACTCGATACCTCCAGCGGGTATGCGCTGTAAGCGGCTGGATCGAATTTGGCTTTGTTTTCGTAGGTCTTGGGCGCGGTCTTTTCGCCCCGGCGCACCAAGCCTTGTTGGGCGTTCATGTAGTCGCGCAGGTTGTCAAAGCCAGCGGCCTTAATCATGGCTGGGGTAACGACAGGGGCTTTGTTGTTGGGCGTGTACTGCTTGACGGCGCTCTTGGCTGGCGCGGCCTCTTCCTCAACCTCAACGGCCTTAGGCGCAGGCTCAGCGGCCTTGCGTACGGGCTCTGGAGCGGCCTGCTCCATTACCGGGGCGCGCTTGACCTGAATGTCGCGAAGATAGGAAACGTCATCCGATATTTTGTCGTTCCTGAAGGAAGTATCGGCATCGTTTTCAAGTTGCATCCATCCGCCGCCGGGATTTTTTTCCCAATGGTGACCGGGCAAAACTTGGTCTGGCTTTTCTTCTTGAGAAGATAAAGCAAACCAATTTGGTTCTTTGTCTGTGTCAGCCATTTTTTCTCCTTACCAGCCGGGGCAGTCCCAGCGTTTAAGAGACGCCTTTGCTCGCGGAGCGTCTCCCTTTGAATGCTCAACAACACCCGACATCCGAGCGCAAAAAGAATCCTTTCTGGAGCCCCCTTGCGGTTGCGGTGCTTTCAGGTGCGACCCTGTTTCCCGATTGTATTTGGCCCGGCCCTTTTCTGTAAGTCCTGCGCCCTTTTCGACTGGTAGTTTTTCACCCCTTCCCACAGCCAAAGCAACACCGCCATCTTTTTTCTTGGCGGTCTTTGCTGACTCTCGGAAAGCCTCAGCCGTTGGCGCGCCCGGGCTACCAACTCGGCGCATTTTTTCGCCAGAGCCCTCAGATATGCGCTCACGTTTTGCATTGATATTGGCATAGAGGCCACCGCCTTCTTTGAACTTTTTACCTTTATCGGCCTCAGCAAAGTCTTTCCCCACTTTTTGAGAGATGCCGACCTTTTTGGCAAAGGCTGGGTTATGCGCCACCGCCTCCATCAAGTTGTGCTGGGCTTTAGATTTGCTTGGCATGATCAATCGGGGTTTTTAATAAGGAGGATGCTGAAGTTGGCAGTCACGTTAGCGCCCGCCGTTGAACTCAAAGCACGAACTTCAATGTCTGATTTTTCGCTAAAAGCAATTGGATAATTCAGCGGTATCGTGAATGCACCGCCGTTCGCGCAACGCCCTTGGATCGTGTTGTCGAACACCCCGCCATATGGTCTGCCATACAAACCAATGCTTGAAAATGCATTAGCGACCGCAGAAACACCGGAAGAGCAGAGAAAATCAAAAATGTAACCCGTATATCCAGCAGGCACAGTGTAAATACAAGCGGTTGCTCCGCCATCTGCTGTATAAACGCCATACACGTTTGCAGGCTTGCCAGTTGTTACAGTCCCAGTGCCAGCGTAAATTGTTCCAGCCGCCGCACCACCAGAGCCTGCCGTGTTTACAAGCAAGTGCAGTACACGCAAATATGAATTTGTTGTACTAACTCCAGTTTGACCATTCAAAGAAACTGTTTCGTTAATTTGGTTGTAACTACCGTCAAGTCCGTAAATCGTAATTGTTCTCGCACCAGTTCCAGCCGCAGTATCACTTGCGCTAGAACTTGAAATTGTCATGACTGATGCGCTTGCAGGGTAAGAATAAACCGTGCTTTCGCTCCAAATTGTTTCGTATGTTGTGCCAACAGATGTGTTGTAACCCGATACAAATACAGCAGTATGCCCATCAACTTGACCGCGCAAGACTTGCAGATCAAAAGGCTCAAACGCGCCTTGACGCGTTGCAGAAGAATAGGTTCCCATCAATCTCTCCAAAGAAAGCGGGGGCCGAAGCCCCCACTCGTTTTCAACAAGTGCGTCCGCCGCGTTTCATTCTGCTGGCTGGAAGAATCATCGGATCAGGATCCACTGAATACTTCTTAGCCGCCTTCATGCTTGCAGAATTCTCTTGGTCGTTGGCTTTCAACAAAGCCGCCTCGGGGCGCGTTACCTTGCCACCTTTGCGGTATGTTCCAGACAACTGAGCAATCATCACAGGCGTGGGAGCCAACTTGCTCCCTTGTGGCATTGCCACGGCAGAGCCAGCGTCGTTAACACTGCCCCCCGTGGCGAAGTGCTTTTTTGTTGCACCTCCGCGCTTAAAGCCACCGCCGTTGCCTTCTTTGACGCCGCCAGTGCCGTGGGCGCTGTCAGGGCGAGCCTGATACATCTTGGTCGTGTCGTAGTCGCCGTAGGACTCTTCGGATGGGATTGCGCCACCAGTTGCATAGCCACCGCCGTTGGCCTTCGCCACGCCGCCTGTAGCCATCTTCTTCATGCGACCGCCGCGCTTGAACCCGCCAGCGTTGCCTTCTTTGACTTCGCCAGTTTTGGCAGGCGAATTGTCAGGACGAGCAGAGTAGACCTTGGTGGTGTCGTAATTGCCAGAAGAACTCTCGGAAGGGATTGAGCCGCCAGAGGCGTACTTCTTCATCTTGCCGCCTTTTTTCAGCGCCAACTTAGTGCCTTTGGCACCCTTGTGCTCTTGCATATCATGTTGCTTGAACGCCTTCTTGATCATGGCCTTGTCTTGCGCCATATCCATCTTCTCTTCTTTGCGTTCGTCGGCCTTGGACTCCATCTCGCCGCCATCTTTCATGCGCCCGCCCTTTTTCATGCCACCCATAGGAGCGCCACCCATCACTGGAGCAGGAGCGCCAGCCATAGCGGGCTTGGGAGCCATTGCCTTGCGGCGCATAGCCATAGAAGGACGACCGGGCGTTGCAACGGGAGCGTTGATAGCAGGACGGCCCACCAAAGCGGGAGTGCCAGCCAAGTCGCTCAGAGCGCCGCCGCCCATTGCCATCTTCTTGGCTTTGGTGGTCGAGCCGCCTTTTTTCATTTTTACCATGCCACCTTTTTTGAGTTTCAACTCAACGGTAGGCTCGGTGGTCATCATTTTGACCATAGGTTTAAATTGTCCCATGTCGGTCTCCTTTAGGCTTGGGTTACGCCGAGAGCACCAGTGCGGGTTGCATTGGGGCCAACAGCGATGCCGGGCAACAAAATTCCCATTACTGTGCGAACTTGACCGTCCGATGCAGTGGCAGGGGTGTATGTACCGCGAACGTCACCAGTGGTTGTGGTTGCAGTCGCAGTGTCTGCGGCTACAAACGTACCAGTGTCTTGCGCGAGCGTGCTGTTGCTCTTAACGCTTGCAATGTATGCCACGTTAAAGACGCGAACAGGTAATCCAAGAACGTCACTTGTGCCAACTACAGCGGCAGTTGCAGAACCTGCAATCGTCACACCAGAGATGGTAAAAAACGCTTTCTTGCCAGTCACAGCAGTACCAGCGGTTGCCACGGTAATGACTTCGCTCATTGCTTGACCGTAGTAGTCGTAGCCACTAACAGTAAAAGCGCGGGCAGTGGTTGAGCAGTTCACCTTGATTGCGCGGGGCAAGTCAAGTTGCAACAGAGTCACGCCACCAGCGGTGGTGATTGACTTCACAGAAGTACCAGCAGTCAGCGTCAAAGAGCCAGCGGCGGCAGGTGCTTGCGATGCGGCGATGTTGTTGGTAACAGCGGCTTGAGGGATAACGTCCCAGACGTAGATGCGACCGAGCGGGCCAACACCCAAATCCATCGGAGAAGGATCGTCAAAAGCAATGTTGCCGTGGGCGGTCATAGCGGTGCTAGATGCAGTTACAGATTGGTTAATCGTGTAAGTGCCAGTGCCGCCAGTACCAGTGCCATACGCAGTGATATAAGTGCCGTCGGTTACGCTTGAACCGTCAACAAACATACCGATGACGATTGGTGCGCCTTGACCCAATGCGGTAACGGTCAAAGTTGTACCTGACATTGAGCCAGTAAAAGTTGTGGTGTAGGGACGGATACCCGTACCCATATAGGTTTGTGCTGGGCCTAAGAATAGGTCGTCTGAATATTGAGGCATCGTCTTCTCCTTGAAAAGTTTGACGAAATTTTAAAAAAAAGGGGCTGGGTTTTATCCCAACCCCCTGTTGCTTTACACGCCGGGTGTACCGTACATTGCGCGCCAGTCAGTGAAACCAACTTGGTAACGCTCAGTAGCCTTGTAGCGCATGGAGTCGGTTTCAAAGTCACCTTCCATGGTCTTCTCAAGTTTACGACGCATCAAGAGTTTCATACCTTCTGGAGCATCAGTCTGTACCCACCATGCTGTCGAACTGGTCAAACGTGACAGAACAGCCGCGCCCTCGTCCAGCAAACCAATAGATTTGATGGGGTTGACGTCGTTGTTGCCAGTGCCAGTGCGCAGAACGCTCTTCAGCAGAACTTCGGCTTGGAAGATGTTGCCGGGCGCGACCACCAATTGGCGGGGCACCAGACGAATCTTCTTGCCGTTGTTGTCCACAGCCTGACGGATCTGGATCAACATCTGCTCGAGAGAAGTCTGAGACAGGTTGGCGGCAGTAGACAGCAAGTTGCTGACGGTGCCGTTCACGATTGGGTGGGAGGTGGAGTTCAATTGAACGCCATCACCACCGGGGTATGCGCTGTTGAAAGCGCGGTTCAGCACGTTAGCCGACAAGGTCTCTTTGGTCTCGATGAGAGACTGAGCCAAGTGGCGAGCGTAGACCTGACCGATACGGATATGGTCGCCGTCTTCAACCAACACTTTGGTCAACGCGAAGGCGAGGCCATACACGTTGTACACATAGCGCTGGAGGAAGAGAACGCCACCCTGCTGATACGAAACAGGAGTTCCGTCAGGCAGTTGAGGCGCGGCACCGAATCCGTACAGGACTGGCTCTTCGTGGTAGTTGCGGGGAATACCTTCTTGCTCACGGAAAACCCGTGACCATTCGTCGGTACGTTGGTCATAGACTCCATCGAAACACTCGTTGAGGATAGGCTCAACGATTGAACGAAAGTCCGTACTGCGCATTGGAGCGGCCATTTTCTAGTCCTCCTTAGAATGCGTTGACAGTGGCGACATACTGGCTACGGCTCACTTGAACCTGAACCACTGTGTATGCATCGCCCCATGCGTTGTCAACGCCGTTGTACAAACCGATAATGCGCAGATCGCCCACGTTACCGGAACCAGCCAAACTCGTAGAGATCGTGCATTGCGACAGACCAGTGGTTGTAGAACCAGCGGTGATGTTCGTAAAGTTTGCTTGATCGCCAATCGAGGTTTGGGCAAGACTACCGTCAGCCTGAATGTCGTAAACGATATTCGGATCAGAGTAGTAATAAGTCACTTCGGAACCAGTTTGGTACGAAGTATTCGCAGTCCACTGATTGCTGATTTGACGACGTCCAGAGGCGTCAGTCCACTCGTGACCAGCAAAAGCGCCTTGATAGGCACTACCTGCGGTCGCGGCGATGATGTTGCCACTGGTGTTAAGGGCTACGGGTTGGCCTTTCAAAATGCCAGAACTGTAGCCAGATGCGATACCGTTAGCCAGAGCCACTGCACGATCCAGTCCCGAAGGATGGAATGAGGGGCGCAGACCAAACGGAGCGTTGCTTGAAGACATAGTCTTACTCCTTAGTTGTTAACTAACCTACCCCGCAAAATGCGGCGCAGGCATTGGTTTGTCAATCTGACCCAACCCTTCGCCTTCAACTTGAGCGAGATTTCTCCCGTTCCTATCGCGAGCACCCTGCGCTTGCTCTGCTTGAAGACGAATCTTGTTCGCCTCCTCGAGAGGAGCCTCATGATGGAAATGCGCCATGATGTCCTGATAGTGATCCATCGGGATTTTGTATAGCAACATCTCGTTACACGCGACATAACCTACGTGTTCGCCAGCCTTTACACGGTAATTATCAAACCCGGGCAACTCATCCGCTTTCACGGGCGTATATCCAAGCCGAATCCGTTTGTCAATGCTGTCGTAACTGTTGGTTGTTGATAACCAGCAAAGGTGAAAACCCTTTAACTCAGGTACGTTGGGCAATGCGCTTTGTGTCCACTCATCCTTCCACATCTTGCGACGCTCTTCAGATGAAACGAACTTATCCTCAGGTGCCTCTCGAACTGTATCAAGACTCGCGCGATTTTCGCGTCCACCAGCAGATAGATTTTTCTTTAAACGTGAATCCATTTTCAACTCCTATAACCGTTACTGTTTCGTGCCTCTAAAGCGTATCTGCGAATCATCTTCGCCCGCTTGTCTGGATCGTCCCACATACCCGCATCTTTCATAGCCCTCACCTGATCAGGGGAGAGGGTGAAGGAGTTTCCTCCTCTACTACTCGTCGCTGTTTCGCGTCCAGAACTCGTCACGACACTCCTCGGTCTAGTTCGTTGAGACGGTCTCTCGTCTGCCTCCTCAGTATACCTATGAGGAAGGTACTTTTGCAAGCGGTTGTCCAACTCTTCCCAATATTCGGCTGTTTTTGGATTCCAGCCTTCATCAGCAAGCGCTTGATCAACCGTCAAAGCAATTTTTGAGTCGGCATTCCCGCCATTCGGGTCATACCAACTGTTCTCCATCATCCAATTGCTTGCGTGCTTTTGGAGGAGGGGATCCGGGGCTTGAATTGTCTGCTGGCGCTGTGGAGCGACCGACCGACTCTTCAATCCTTCGAGGGCCTCAGCGGATCTACGCGCCTCAAACCACATTTCCTGTGCCGAAGTGAGCAAATCTCCGTTTCCGGTCTCTGTGGCCTCTTTAATCTTGGCCTTGGCGTACAAAATCCGGTTGTTCTGGTCTTCGATTGCCTTGTTGATGCGGGCAACCTCGGATCCGTGCGATTTTTTTTCTAAAACCGACAGTCTTTCCAGCAATTCCTGATTTTGACGCTGTAAATGGTTGAGTTTGGTGTCCTTTTCGACCTCAACCTGCTTGTGGTACTCCTTGCGGGCGCGACGTTTTTGACGTTTTTGCTCACGCATACGCTCCATCTCGGGGTCAATCGACCCGCCATCAGCCATTTCGGCCTGTCTGGCACGTTCGTCTGCGTCGTCGGAGTCCTCGTCCACAATTACTTGGGGCGAAGGGATGCTATCGGGGAGACTTACGACCGCACCGCCGTCGCTGGCCTCCTCAATCACCATTACTTCGGGCTTTTCTGCTACAGCCTGTTCTGTACTCATACAAATGCCCTCACGTCAAGTGGACTTCCAGTCACTTTGGCGATGACTTCATGGTCGTTCATGATCAAAAACTCAACCTCGTCCTTGCCGCTCTCCAATTTGACTGTCCAGCGGTCTCCAGTCCACTTAGGGACGCGGACAAAATCGTTGACTTCACACCAAATACCCTCCACCCAAGGCTCCATGGTGTC